CGCTGTTAACAAGCGGCATCCACTTATCTAGGTTCTCGCCTACAACGACGCCTCCTGCGTGCCTAGAGACGCTCCTAACCTGCCCTAGAAGGGCCTCAATATGAGTTTTAACGTGAGGATACTTGTTTAGGAACTTCTTCAAAGTATCTGAGTATTCCATGACCTCTTCAAAGGTTGGAGTATAAACACCAGACTTGATGCCGTGAACTTTCTTAGCAATCGGAGTTGCCTCAAAGATCATCTTGCCAGTTACATTATTAACTTCTGTATATGGAACATCATAGAACTTTGAAACATCTTTGATAAGCGAACGCAATTGAAGAGTATTATAGTTTGAAATAGGGGCAACTGTGTTATCTCCCCACTCTTCGATCAACATCTCTTTGACTTGCATTGGATCGCTTACATCATAATCAATATCAGGATAATCTGTCGCATCCTTACGCAAGAACCTTGAAAACAGAAGCCCGTGCTTGATAGGATCAACCTGTGTGATGTCAAGGACGTAAGCCACAAGAGAACCTGCAGCAGAACCTCGACCGGGACCTGTCAGTTGAACAGAGGCTGCTTTATCGGCAATGGCTTTCATAGTCAAGAAATACTTAGCGAAGCCACGATCACGGATAACAAAGAGTTCTTCTTTGAGCCTATCAGTGTAACCTTCCTTGTCGCCAAGATCTTTATCTTTCAAACCTTTGATACAATCTTCTGTTAGAGCCTGAATGTCTGTCTTGCCTGCGGGAACAAGGAAACTTGGAAGCCTGACCTCGTTGTCAGGCATAAAGTCTTCAATCAAATCGTGAGCAATATAATGCGTCCTCTTGATTGAGTCCATTACAAGATCGTCATCGTAATCAAAGCCAACCAACTTTGAATACTCGTGATAAGACTTCCACATCTGTTCGCCGTTCTTAGGATACAATTCATACCCAATCTCTTCAACGCCAGACGGAAGTTCAGAAGACATATATTCAGGAAGGCCACCCTTACCCAGCCAGCCAATCCTCTTGTAGAGTTCTCGGTCTTTCCAAGCATCAGGAGTTGGATAGTGACTATCAGCAGTAGAAATAAGTTCTACATCATATTCCTTACAAACCTGGATAATATACTGGTTAAGTTCGTGCTGTTCAGGAATATTGTTCCACTGAATCTCACCGAACCAACGTTCTCCAAATATGCCCTTCATACGCTTCGTTGTCTGACGCATAGCGCCTAGAATAGCATCGCTGCCAAGGTCACGATAGTCCCAATAATCACCAGCATAAACACCACCAAGGCAAGCAGAAGCGGCAATAACTCCATCACTATATAAGCCAAGAAGCTCATAATCAATACGAGGATATCTATAAAAGTTTTCATCTTTGTAACTCTCCGAAACAAGTTTAAATATGTTATTCAAACCGGTTTGGTTCTGAGCAATTAAAATAAGATGATTACGCTTCTTTAGAATATCAACGACTTTTTGTTTCGATGCCTTCTCATTCTCGATAGAGAGTTCGATATCGTTTTTAATCCCTTTTTTCTTCTCCTGCTTGGCTTTCTCATACTCAATTCTCCACTGCTCTAGGGAAGGATTGAAGTATGCTTCAACGCCAAAGATTGGCTTGAAATTCTTGCCCTCTGCCTTCATCTTTCGTGCGTGAAGCACTTGGTAAGGCAGTCCATTCATATGGCCGTGATCGGTCAAAGCAAGGGCATCTGCGCCATTCTCATAAGCGAAATCCATATGGTCTTGGGGGTATCCTAGACCGTCATTCAAACTCAAGCCGCTGTGTGCGTGTAATCCGACAAAAGGGATTTTAGTCATCTATATTTACCTCTATTTTTTAACTACTCAGGTAATATAACATAGTTATTTATCGTTGTCAAGTCTTTCTTTTCTAGCGTGTCTTTCGGCAAAATAAAATGTTGCCCAAATCAAAGCCCAACTAGAAAACACTATTATTAAAAATCCACTATCTGCATCAACCATTTTTCTTCTCCTTTAGTTTCTCTGCTTTTCCAACCTTATATGCGACATACATAACCGCAAAAAGGTGTATTGTTATTACTGTTGCAATATACTCATTCATTTTAAAACACCAAATATGAAATACTGACCATTATTGCAATTGTTGCAATTGTGATTTCCATATGATCAACAAAATCTTCTTTATTCATTATCTTCTCCTATAGGATTCCATTCTTTGTAACTATACAGCACTTTTGAAGGTCTTTTAATACCTTTCCTCATTTCTGACCCTGTATATTCACAATAGTTTGCCCAATTATCAATTTTAAAGTACCAATCCACTTCCACATTCAATCCTCCATCCAAAACCAAAGAACTAAATACTTGCTCGATTGGAAAATGCCTCGCTGACCACCTTTCTTCTACAGGTAAAAGATTTTTTCCTATTCCCTCGCCTGGAACGTATCTTCCTGTGCCTTCTTTTCTTAATTTTGCCCTACATCTTTTGAAATCTTCGGCATCAAAAGTAAATCCTAAATACTCTCCATCTTTCACGGTTGTGTCAAGGAAAGATAATACAAATGGCCTATCACTGGATATTTGTTTCCTGTGATTTCTCAAAACTTCTGGTGGGTACACTCCATATGGAAATGCTGTGTAATATCTATTTGGCACAGCGTATGTACTTATCTTTTTACTGATGCTGTAAGAAACCAACGCCCCATATAACACACTCCAGCCTAAACAATCTCTTTTGTCCCTGTCTTTAGGGTGAATTGGGACATAATAAATTGGAATCTGTTTTCTCGTCGCGGATGGTCTCGGATCCATAGTTCTGCCTAGCCAAACTGGATCTTCTATAATCTCTCCGATTCTGTGCCTAATTAATGGCTGCATATCGTCGTGACATACAATCCAAATTGTCTCACAACCAGCATAAGCACATTCAACAACTGCTCTTTCAACCGCTAGGTAATCAGGAGCAATGGGTATACAAGAATCGTGCCAAGGGAAATTGAAATCCATTGGCTGTCCCGCAACTGGAACAATACCTGCTAAATGAAAGGCATTCTGTATGTTTACTTGTTCCTCAATCATAATAAAGAATCATATATCTTGTTCAAATACCCTTTTTTTATTTCTTTAATGTTTTTGTAGACTTGTCTTTCATTCCTATTATCAAATATAACATTACCTTCGTTTTTATAGACAGGCTTTGTTAATCTAATTATGTCTCTTTTACTTGGTTCAAGTTTTATAGAATGGTAGGCCCATTTGGTTGGGTCATCCCATCTTTTTCCATTTTTAGGACCTTTGACACCATTGTCCTTCATCAATTGTTTTACTTTAAACTTAACATATGTATCCGAGTAATTGAAGTCCCCTAGTTGTTCTTTTTCCAGGTAAGATACGGCCACCAAGTCTTTCTTTTCGCCGCCTAAAACTCTTTGAGATGGATAAAAATAAACTTCATTCACAAAATCATCGTCTGTTTCAAATTTATCGTACTCGTGCTTCATCCCTGCCCTAACATTTACCCAATCAACAACTCTAAACCTTTCCTTAATTTCTGGAACTCCTAACCCGTCAACATTTTGATCATCGAAGATTCTTAGACTATTGAACTTGAACCTTACCACTCTTGAGTTTTTAGTCATAACTTTCAAACTATTATCATCTTCAACTCTCACAGAGGATACTAAGTTGTTTGCAGGGAGAAGCCCTGACAAAGATAAAGAAAAAACAATTCTTTGCCAAGCCTCTATCTTAGATGAGCCAACAATCAGATTTCCTCTATTGGTATAGAGTTCGTACCTCTCTTGGCCTATTTTGTATTTTTGTAAATCATCCTCTGGTTTGAAAAAATCAAAAAACTTTATCTTACTATTATCATTTATGATTATTGGCACTTGTTTTAAAAAAGAGTAACTTACTGCCTCCAGGCTATTCCCAATTATTAACTCATCAAACTCATATATATGTTTATTTAGACTGTTCACAATGCTCACAGCCTACAGTCATGTGTGCGTAAATCTCTTTGGAATACTTCAACACTTTTTTAGAATATGCGAGTCCGGTTTTGTCTGCATGATTACCTCTGCATCGATAACCAGCGTTGTATGCGCAAAGCCCTACTTTAACGCTCCCTTTGCCATAATTTTTAATCCAATAACTCAATATTTGACCACCTTTACTAATTGCTAGTTTTGGCCTTCTCTTCAACATTCGACACCCAGTATAGCCAAACTTTCTTGTAAATTTTGGAATAACCTGGGTCAGCCCACAAGCACCTGCTCTGCTTTTGGCCCTTGGAGTCCAACGGCTCTCAATATGTATCAATGCGGTCAACACTACAGGATCCAGATTATACTCCTCAGAAACTTCAATAATAGTGTCCATATGAGTGCAGGCAAAATCTGCATTGGGCATGCCAAGCGAGAGAACAGCAGCGCATATAATTTCAGCGTATGTAAGAATCATTTGTTATACACCACTCCGCAAATATGATTTTCTAGAACAATTGAGAAAGTTTCTCCACCCACTTCAATATCTTGAATTAAGTGAGTTGGAGCAATAACCTTTTCATTTTTCCTTGCTACTGTTGAACAATCTGGACTTGAATCCAATACCTTTAAGAATGTGTATTCTTCTACCTTAGCATAGCCGTCCGGTACAAGTACACTAACTTGCTCTTCTTCTTTCTCAATTCTCATTACTAACAAGTGTCTATTTCTGGGTTCAAATTTCATCTTAACTCCTTTTTTATTATACTATTATACCAATTTCTGTGGAAATGTCAACCACATTTTGCATAACCACAACTCGTGCAAGTTACACACCCATCTTGATATATCAACCCTTCGTTGTCGCAAGCATCGCAAACTTTGTCGCTTGATACTTCTTCACCGTTCTGAATATAATTCTTCAAGATTCTCGCCACACATCGGGAAAAACTGAACATATCACTGTCGCGATCTTTCTGCAGTTGCTCAACTAGGAAACTCGGCTTTGCACCGTGACGGAGGGATAGAGAGATCATCCTTGTGAACGCTGAGTTTGTTGGATTGTCGAAGACTGTTACGACATCCTTAATCACAAACTCATCATCTCCTTCTCCGATTGTTAAATCATAACGATTGTTCCTTGTCTTGAAACTGTGCTTTGATAGCACTCCTTTATTGTGTTTCTTCGGAATCTCGATCAAATTAGACAGGCCTCCAAGAACTTCATATGGCTTGTTATCATAGAGACCAACCAAGACCGTCCACTTCTCGCCTTGAATCGTGGTGTGGTGAATATCACAAGTTAACTCTGATGGTCGTTTTGGTGCTCCATTCTGTGGGAACTGCTTCATAATGTCACTGTCTTCATCAGTTACAAGAACTCCGCTGCGACTTCCATCAACATAGACTGTGATACCCTTAAGGCCCTTCTTCCAACCTTCAAGATACAAATCTCCAACAACACTCGGCTCAGTTCCTTTCGGAAGATTGATTGTTGAACTGATTGAGTGATCGATATTGTTTTGAATAGCAGCCTGAACATCGATCCTCTTTTGCCAGTCAATTTGATCACTCTCAACGAATATATCCGGCAGTTCAAGTTCATCAGACCAACCCTCCTGCAGGTCGCACCATTCTCGAACGTTGTGATGAAACACATTATATTCCAACCACTTGTCTCCAAGTTCATCCACGTAATCCGGTGTTACGTCTTTCTCATTGTGAGACAATTTTCGTCGTCTTTTATAAGAGTTTCTGAACACTGGCTCGAGACCTGAACTCGTCTGAGACATAATCGATACAGACCCTGTTGGTGCGTTGGTGAGAATTGAGATGTTTCTTCTGCCGTATTTCTCAATCGCCTGACGGATATTCTTTGGGAGTCTTTTGATATATTCATTATCTTTTTCTTTCTCCCAATCAAACACCTCAAAGGAACCACGCTCCATCGCTAGACTAACACTTTCCATATAGGCAGCGTTTCTAAGGGTCTCATAAATCTTACCAATAACCTCCACAGCCTCTTTGGAATCATAACGAAGGTTCATACAAGCGATGGCGTCCGCTAGTCCGTGTGTGCCTAGACCTGTCCTTCTTCCGTCCTTACAAGCCTTAAGGAGAGATTCCCAAAGTTCTTTTTCATCTCTCGTGTCAGAGGCCTTAATGATATTCTCAAGCTTTTCAACTTCAAGTTCTACAAGATCATCCGATAATCTCATTGCTTTTGTTGCGACGTCATGCAACTTTTCAAAGTCAAACTCTGGATTCTTAAATGGGTTCTTTACCAAGTTTTTAAGATTGATAGAGACTAGTCGGCAACTATCATAAGCAGAAAGAGGAATCTCTCCACAAGGATTAGTAGTAATTGTCTTAAACCCAACGTCAGCATAGCTTTCTGCTGGTAGATTGTCTACGATGTTATCCCACATCATTAATCCAGGTTCAGCGGTCTTTGTTGCTGACTCTACAATCAGATCCCACAGTTCTGTTGCCTCAATCTCCTTTGTGTTGCTGGGGTTGTCCGAATCAACAGGAAATCTTAAAGTGAATTTTTCTTTATTCTCGACCGCCTTCATAAAGTCATTGCTTATCTTGACTGAAACATTTGCGCCTGTTACCTTTGTCAGATCGTGCTTCATCGCAACAAATTGTTGAATATCTGGATGTCTCACGTCCATCGTAACCATCAGTGCTCCACGTCGGCCATTCTGGCCAATCATACGACAGACATAAGAATAAAAGTCTGCGAATGACCACGCTCCAGTTGTTGTCCCTGCGGAGTTATTTACAGGAGCATTTTCGGGACGAAGTTCAGAAATATCAAGACCAACGCCGCAACGACGCTTAAAAAGGTTGGCAAGATGCTTACCTGAATCCATAATAGAAGAAATATTATCTTTTGGAGAATCTACAACAACACAATTGGAAAGAGATACATTTACGTAGTTGTTTCCAATACCCATCATGGGCGATCCTTGAGGTACGATATAATTAAAGTCCTTTAACAATTCGTAAATCTCATCTCTATCCAAAGCCAAGTCTCCCCCAAACTTCTCCTCCATCCTAGCAAACTCACTAGCCAAACGATTATGCATATCGTCTGGTGTCTGCTCAACAAATTGACCCTCTTTGTTTTTAAGGGCATATTTCGTCATCCAAACATTAGTAGCCAATTCATCTTGGTTAAAATATTCTAAGGTCGCTGTCTTTACTTCTTCTTCACTGAATGTCTTTGTTTTTTCTCTCATCCTTAAACTCCTTGTATTTTTCTTTGTATTTCTCTTGCAAGATTTCACCCTGTTCCTTTGCTGTTCTCACAACAAAATCATTAGCAGTTTCACCCGTAGGTTCCAATACCTCTATTGTAACATTAGAAGTGTCCATATTTAAAGGATAAACTAGTCCATCTGGACCAAATCTATTCTTGGCTATGAACATTCTTCCGCCATTCTCGCTCTTATGTTCGATGGTCCTAGACACTGAAAAGATAAAATCTGCGACGAAACACTTGTTAAATGCTTCTGAAATTGATTCCATTGTTATGACTTCAGCATTCAATCCGGACCTATTAGTTTGAGAAGCTGTCCACACTGGACAATTATTCTTTTGAGCGATTGCTCTCAACTCTTCATAAGTAGATTCCAATTCCATTCTTTTTTCTTTACGAACAATATTTGGCTTCAAAAGATCTCCATAATCAACAAGAATCATATCCACCTTGAAATCTCGCTGTCGAAGTTTCTCTAGATGGTTCTCTAGAGTTCTCGTTGAAGCAGATTTTGTTGGATATTCTTTGACAATCAGCCCACCTTCAAGATCCTGAACTGTCTCGTAAATCTGTTCTTTGAAGGTAAACAAGTCTTTGAGTGGAACCCCTGTTATACAACTATCATATCTTGACGCCACAACCGTATCCGCCAACTCCAAAGTATAATGCACAACATTCTTGCCTGCTTTAATAGCTTGTGCGCCGAGGTGGACCAGAACCATCGACTTACCAGCGCCAGTAGGAGCAATAACAACTCCAAGTTCTCCTTTACCCAAACCTCCCTTTGCGAGGGCATCTATGCGGCTCCAACCTGTTGAAACAGCGTTTCTAGCCTTGATTTCAAATCTCTGCTCGAAGTCCTTTAAATAATCATAACCAAAGTTGTTATCACAACCTAGTTTGAGTGCTTCATTGATAGTGCTGGAGATCTCATCAAAAGAAGAGTTCTTGAGAAGCCCAACACTCTTTAGCATCGCCTCTTTTAGAACCTGCTTCTTGCAGAAGTCAAGGGAAGTATCTTTGATGTACTCCTCGCCCTCAACTTCCATATCTGATTTATAGATTCTGGAAAAGTAATCTCTTACTTGCTTTTGTATCGCATCATTTTCATCATCGAGTTCAGAACGCATAAGCGTAAGCATCGTGCGTATCGTAGGGTGAACTTCATATTTCTCCCTATAAGCAAACACTTTCTTAACAAACACTCGAAGGTACTTTAACTCTAGAAACTGTATGTCTAAGACTTCTTCAATCTGATCACAAAACATTCTGTCTTTAAGGATCAGTTGGCAAAATTTCTCTTGGAAATCCTTGCCATATTTTGAAAAATCTGCTCTCTCTTCTTTTGCCATAATAACCTTTTCTTAGTACGCCCGACTGGACTTGAACCAGTGACTTCCACCTTATAAGAGTGGCGTTCTACCCCGCTGAACTACGGGCGTGAAACATCTAACTATAGTACTTCATTTTTTATCTTTTGTCAAGCTTATTTTTTTCATATCTTGAAATTGTTTTATAAACTCTTGCTCGCTTTTCGTTATGCTAAATGATTCATATATATCTATTTCGTTTTTTGGTACTGGGAATCTCTGTAATATTCTAATGTTATTAAAATTACCCCATCGACACACATTGTTTAAAAACACGTAAAGTTCATGATCCAGTATTTTCTTATATTTCTCGGCCTGTTTCTGATCTTTACATCTTATAAAAGCAATCGATTGTGTCATGCCGCAACTATCAACAAAAGTAGAATATTTGTCCGTGGTGCTTATAAAGCATTTATATCCATCCTGAAACTTATGGGGACGATCAGCCCAAACTGTCTGTTTTGGAGTGTGGATTAATTTGTATTTAAATTTACCGTCCTGTTCAGCTCTTATATTTTCTCTCCTAGTGTATTTATGAAGATCGCTAGATGTTTGTACCGTAAATTTTTCATTGTTCTTCTCTATCGTCTTTGAAAATATGCTTTGCACCGTTTCTGTCCAAAGAAGAGGAATAAAGTTTCTTTTGCCAGATTTAACGACACTGCTCCACAATTTACCCTTATATTTACAATCGACTTCATAGTCATCTTTAGCTTTTCGTTTCTGAAGCACCAGCCAAGTAAACGAGCTGCCTATCTTTGGAAACCACTTTTTTGCTCCATGAATGTTTAAATATGTAAATTGATTTTCCGTTATCTCTCCAATAACCTTATTCCTATCTGCTAGAGACATCCAGTTATCTGGGATAATGAATACCAGGTATCCATTGTTCTTCAAGAGGTTCAAACTCTTGGAAAGAAAATCTCTAACCATTGTGTGGTTTTTACTAGCCCTTGTTCCTTCTTTGGTAAACTTAGCGTAGGGAGGATTAGCATATACAATATCGTATTTCTCTTCTTCTGGATATTTTAAGAAATCAAGCATGGTCATATTAGCAGGATTTCTGTATATTTTGCGGACGTTGGCCAGCCTATCCCAATTGATATCATTAAAATACAGACTATCTTGTAATATTTCCCCATCGCTTAGACCGGCTTCCTTAAGCTTGTTCCATGCGTACAAATGAAAATTTCCATTTCCGCAACAAGGATCAAGAACTTTGACACCCTCTTTCCAAACAGATGAGGGTATTTTATCTAGCATCTCCTCCACGCAACCCATAGGGGTGGGCTCATCATTAGAGTTCTTATATGTTGTCTTGTCTTTGTTTAGAGTGTCGTCATAATAGGACCTTAACTCTTCATAAGAGTTGTTATAGATATCATACATATCGTGCATTCCCTATGCTTGGCTATTGTTGTTAGATAGAATTGGTTTATTGCCTTTAAGGCTCTCATACTTATTTAACAAAGCGTTTTCATAAAGATATGCATGTTTATTTCTTGCAATCTTATATTGTCCAAATACTTTAATTTTCGTCTCAGTCGTAGGTACTTGATAGGCGAAGACCTCTAAGTTAACACCCTCACTTAGACAAACCCTCCAAAACTCAGAACAATTCCAATTTGTCACAGAACATGTTCCTTTATCTCTGTTTTTGTGAGTACCTGCTTGGTAAGAACTAAATCTAGAACTCAAAGTTGCGTCGGTCTGGCCAATTTTAACAACTCTGTCATTGGCAGAAATTACGTATACCCATCCTTTGTCGCCACCCCACTCCTTACATTTATCAATATACTCGTATCCCGATGCTTTATTTTCATTTTTAATAATTTTCGCAACACTTTTAAACGTTGCTCCGCTTTTTTTCAAGTTTTTTAGGAAAGAATCGGTTTTTAATTCTTCTCCAAAATTATAAACTTTTTCTTTATCCGCCATGCGGCCAACAACTTTAATCTTGCACAGGTCTTTGTCAATCATCTCGTCTCCCATTTGTTAAGTTGATATATATACTATACATCATTTATCGCTCGTTGTCAAGCAAATTCTTTTCATTGTTGCAAACATTTCTGACCAGTCATACGCACCGATGCCATCTTCGATCATCAGCCCAATACATTGGGTCTTATTAAGTTCTGGTGTCATCTCTTTGATGGCGTATTTAATCTTCTGACTTGCCTGCACTGATACAAGAGGAGTGTACAACTGCATCATCTTATAGTTTCTCTCAATCTTGCTCTCTCCGCTCAGAACATTCTTGTGAATCTTCAGTTGTTTCTCAACAGATTCACAGGCCTCCATAAGAGTTGAGATCTCGTGCGTATTTGTCTCTGAGAGGAACGGAAACCGCTTAGCAACGGTCTTTAATCCTGCCCCGCCAACTCCGTCCAG